AAAAGGTGATTTTTGGCAAGTTGATCAGAATTTTTTAAAAGAAATAATATATCCAATAATTCAAAATGATTGTATGATACACGATGAATTTTTCATAACTAATTCAAATAGATTACCATTCCCATCTAATAGAATTGGTCAAGAATTTGTAGGAGAAAGTTTTGATGAAAATGATAATCCAAACTTAATTCATAGAAGTAAGATAAATTAATTTAATTTATGTATAAAAACAATAAAATAGACGAATTAAATGATATTTCATATTATGAAAATTATGGAATAGAAAAATCATTAAATTTTGCGAAAACTCTAACTGAAGAATATACAGATAACATAAATTTTTATTTATATTGGATAGGTAATAATGTAAATTATAAGCATTATGTAGTTTTAAAATCTTTTTTAGCAACTCAGAATTTAGAAATATGTAAACTTATAATATACAGTGATGTCAAACTTGAAAATAATATTATTTTTGACGAATTCAAAAAATTCAAAAATAATATCGAATTTAGAATATTTGATGTTTATGAAGAAACTAAAAATACATTATTAGAAAATTTTAATTATTTATCAAAAATAAAAAATCATGAATTAAACCCTGCATTAGAAAGTGATTTTTTTAGATTACTAATTTTAAATAAATACGGAGGATTATATTGTGATTTCGATATTTTATTTTTAAGAGATATGAGTCCATTATTAAAATATGAATTTGTATATAAATGGGAGAATTATAAAGCTTGCTCATATTTAAATGGAGCTGTGATGAGATTATTTAAGAATAGTGAATTATCAATACAAATGATAAAAGAAATGATAAACAAAGAACCTTTAATAGGATCATTATGTTGGGCATCAGAAGTGTATTGTTCTGTCGCTAAATATAATAACAATTTAATAGTTTTTCCAGCATCATTTTTTAATCCAGAATGGCAATTATCTATACCAATAAATGGATTTGAAATATATAAATATAGTGAAGAATTATATGATGGTAGTTTTACATGGCATTGGCACAATAGATGGGAAAGTACAATAGAAAAAAATTCAAAATTTGATATTTTAGATAATATAATTAACAAAAAATTAAAATTAAAATATGATTGATAAATTAGGAATAGGTATAATGACTTCCATAAATTTAAAAGATAGATATATGGCATGTAAAAATACATGGGTATTAGATTTTGATAATATTTTTTTATTTGGAGGTGATTCTGAAGATGATAATTTAATAAGATTAAAAAATGTTGGAGAAGATTACAATAGTTGCTTTCTTAAACAACAATTAGGATTAAAGTATATTTACGAAAAAAATGATGAACTTGATTGGTACTGTATGGTTGGCTGTGATACTATTTTATATAAAAATAATATCATAGAAGAATTAAATAAATTTAACAGAGATGAAGATTTATTTTTAGGGCAATCAAATAATCACTTAATAGTCAATAATACAAACATATTGGCTGTAGCAGGTGGAGGTGGATTTTTTATTAGTAATTCATTAATGAGAAAAATATATCCAAAAATTTTAGAATTTAATGATACTTGGAAAAATTTATCTGATTCTAATAAATTACCAGTGCCATATGCAATAGCAGATATCGCAATAGCTTATATGATCAAGTTATATTTTAATATAGACTCAATTCATATATCAGGTATGTTCTCTCAGAATCCAAGTAAATATATTAAAAGTAACAATTATTGTTTTTTAAATGATAATGATATAAATAGATTAAATTCACCATTATCGTATCATTATATTAAACCAATTGAAATGAATGAGATATATAAAAAATATAAAAAAATATAAAAAATGAATTTTTTTAATTTAGACTTACATATATCAGTAATAGCAGATATTAAACAAATATTTAATGATTTAGGACATGAAATAAATATAAATTATTTATCAAATCATTCTTGGGTATTTAACAAATCACCAAATAACAATTACGTTGTCAATCAATCAAATTGGAAAAATATTACACCAGAAATATGCGATAAATTTTATACAACTCATAGGAAAGAATTAGAAAAATATGATGGATTCATTGTTACTCATATTCCTATGCTTTCTCTATTGTATGAGAAATTCAATAAACCAATAATTTTTGTAGCTAGCACTAGATATGAATATCCTTTTACAAATGATGAAATAAGATGGAAATGGTTCAATGATTATATAAACAATAATAATAACATAATTACAATATCAAACAATTTATATGATAAATGGTATTGTGAGAGATTTTTAAATAAGAAATTTGATTATATTCCAAGCCTTTGCGAATATACGAATTCTAAGTACATTGAAAATAATAATCCATCTATTTTATACTCTAGATTAATAAAAATTAAAAATGATAATATAATAGACAAAGATGATATGGGTAAATATAATTGGAGTGATTTATCTAATCATAAAAGTATAATTCATATTCCATATAATGTATCAACTATGTCAATATTTGAACAATACAATTCAAATATACCACTATTATTTCCAGATAAAAAATTATTAACAGAATTATATAAAAATAAATCTTGCTTTAGTGAAATATCATACACTCAAATATTAAAAAATTCAAAAAATAATACATTAAAAATTCAAAATATAGATCCAAATAATATTAATAATTCAAATTTATTAAACAAATTAATAGAATATTCAGATTTTTATAATGATGATATGAAACATGTAAATTATTATTCGTCTTTTGATGATTTGAATTATAAATTGAATCAATTGAATTTTAATGAAATATCAGAAAAAATGGAAGAACACAATAAAGAAAAAAAAGATAGAGTATATAAAGAGTGGAATAATATTCTAAACAAATTATAAAAATAGTATGAAAATAAATATAATAACTCCTTGCAGCAGACCAGAGAATTTAATTACAATATCAAAAAGTATAAATATACCAAAAGAAAATTACAGATGGATAGTAGTTTTTGATAGTGAAGAATTACCAAATAGTAAATTAATACCAAGTAATTGTGAAGTTTATCTTCATAAAAATCCAATAAGCATAGTTGGAAATTCACAAAGAAATTTTGCATTAGATTTAATAAAAGAAGATTATATATATTTCAATGATGATGATACAATAATTCATCCAGATTTCTGGGAAAATGTAAAAAATTTAAATAATGATTTTATATATTTTATTCAAGAAAAACGGGACGGAACGATTAGAATTTATAGTAATACAGTTCAAGTTGGAAATATAGATTCTCACAATTTTTTATTAAAATATGATATAATAGAAGACACTAGGTGGAAATTAAATATTTATGAGGCAGATGGAATATTTGCAAATGAGTGTTTCAATAAATCAAAAAATTCAAATAGAATAAATAAAGTTTTATCTACATATAATTATCTAAATTATGAAAATCAATAATGAAAATGACATCTGATTAGATGTCATTTTCATTTAATATATTTTCTTGTTCTTCTTCTAATTTCATAATCTTAACTGCAACTTCGTTATATTTATCAGCTTTCTCTGGTTTAAACCAAACTGCATTTCTAGGAATAGATTCTTTATTATCAATATCAATAATTCTAAATATTCCTTTTTCTTTTACATATGGGAATAATCCTTTACTTTTATTTACATGATATGTAGCTGACATATTTCCACTACCAATTACATCACTTAAATTGACTGATTTATATTCATGTTCATATATTTTTAAATGCTTCATTTATATTAATTATTTTTATATTTTTCATTAACAAAATTCTCAAACTTACAAATCAATGATTCCTTTTTACTTTTTTTAACACGTTTAGGTAATCCTTTATGTTTTGTTGAGGCTAAATCATTCGCATCTTTATTACTGATGTGTTTTGATATTTTTTTAATTGTAGGCGATACATCTGTTAATTCTCCTTTTTGATAGGCATGAACCATACCAAAAAGTCTCTGCTGGGATTTAGATTTTGCTGGCAAAATATTAGTTTATTTTTATTTCATTGTACTTAGTTTAGATAAACCATACCAAATATCTACGATTCTTGCAGAAATTGTACCCATAGTTTGTGAACTATACACTGAAGATGATGATTTTTGAAGTAAGCAAGTTAGCCATATCAATTGTCCTCTTTTAACTTGTTTTAAACTCAAATCTGTATTCAACACAGGTCCTCCAGCGATCTCATCCAATTTTTTAATTTCATCTTCATCTGTAATTACACCAGTAATTTGTATTATTTTAACAGGTCCTGTTACTTTTTCATATTCTCCATTATCTAATTTAGACATCGCAATAATATCATCTGACAAAGTATCATATTCTTGATTTTTATCAAATGTTTTTAATTTTTTAGATTTAAAATCATCAAATTTTGTTGTTATATCAGGCATCATATATATTTATTTTTATTAAATAGCTGAATATTTGTTTTGATATTTAACTAAAAATTCTAATATCTCATTCAAACTTTCATTTACATGATTGATATCTCCAACATAACCATAATCGCCTGAATTCTTAATTTGTTCCTTTGCCATATTATTTAATGCAGACTTAACTATTTCTAATCTACTAATAGAAAAATCATATCCAAGTTCAAATTTATTATTTACTTCAAGATTTTCTTTCATTAAATCTTCATCTATGTGTGTGAATTTTTTCATTATTCTTCGAATTTTTTTATCAATGTTGGATCTTCATCAGCTTTCAAACCTGTAATATCTCCAGTTGATGCTAATTCATCATCCTCAATTTCTTCTTCTGTTGTATCAATTGTTTCATCTTCAACTACTTCAAGTTCAGGATCATCAACTTTAACGAATGTATAATCTGATAATTCTTCTATTATATCTTCTTCTGTTACTTCTTCATCAGTGAAGTTATTAACTATATTATGAATATCATGTAATGTTAATACATATACTCCTTCTTCTGTTGTCTCAACTTCAATTGTTGATTCATTAATACCATAATCTGTGTATTTTGTGATTTTTTTCATTTTTATTTTTATTTTTTATATGTTGAATTTTATCATATCTTTATATGCATCAGGGTTATTTAAATATAATATAAATTTTGAATATTCATCACCCTTAATTTTATAAAATGTTTCACCCAACTTTGGAGTGTGATAATTTACATGAATTCTATTATTGCTAATATCAAAATCAGAAACATAAATTACATCAATATTTTTCATTGTTAAAAAATTACATAAACATTTTTCAATATATGTTTTTTCGTTTTCAAAGACTAATAGTTTATCAATAGTCCAATCGCCAAATAAATTATTAACGTTATATGCGGTCTCGTATGTTTTTAAATATTTCATCTTAATTTTAAATTTCCCAATAAATATTCTTTATATTTCGTTATTATTTTATCAATCAAAGAATTATTATCAAATTTTTTATTATCAATATCATAAATTTGTTTTTCATTTATTTTTATATTGATATTATTTTCATTATCATCCTTATAAGTAGATAAACTACTTTTTATTTTATCACCATTAGATAAGATTAGATTTAAATATGTTTTATATATTAAATTATTATTTTTAAAATCAGATTTATTAAAATATCCACTAATTTCAGTTAATCTTATTGGTTTAGGACTATTTTTTCTTCTATATGATATTATAGAAAGTTCTTGAGTTAATGATTCAATAAGTTCTTTATTTTTATTTTTTACATCAATTTTTATGTCACTCAAATCTATTTTTTCGTATAATTTTTCAAATTTTGTTATCATCTTTATTAAAGATTGTATTTTTTTGTATTTTCTCTGAATTTATAATCCTCAATTGAATCATCTGTTGTGAAAATACCGCCTGCGTAGTTATATATAAAAACTTTATTGTGTTCTTCAGATTTCCAATAATCGTCATCACCAACTCCTTTTAATCTATCATAATTACCATTATTGTCTTTTATTCTTATTCCAAGATTAGAATTATAAATATTATACTTTTTTCCTTTCGTGTATTCACGATAATAACCAGCAGATGGTTCTTCAACACACAACAAAAGAGTATTTAATTTAGATTCATATAATTTAAATTTCGTTATCATATTATATAATTTAATTTAATTTAAGAATTAGGTAAAACAAAATCATTAGTAACCTGGTTAGGATTAGCAGCAGGTGAATAATCAGTGCTACAAGGCTGTTCCTGAGTCCATGCTGGTTTATATGGTTCTTTTATTGAATCAGTTTTATTTATTACCATATTATTATCAAATGGAATAGGTCTTTGATGAGGAAATGGATTATTAGGAACATCAAATGAAAATTGTTGATGAATACCATCTTCTGTTACAATTTTAACTGGTACAACTTCTCTTTTATCAGTTTTAGGTACTTTATACATAATTAAAACAGTATCGCCTAAATCAAATCCTCCTTGTTCAAATATTTTAAATTTTGTTATCATTTTTATAAATTATATTTTTTTACACTAATTTCAAGTCTTTTTTCTGGTGTGAAATATGTATCAATAATGTTTCTTATTTCCTCTTGTGCATAACTATCTGTTTTTGCTCTATCATCAAGATAAATGATTTTTTCTGTATTGATATCTATTTTTGCAATAACTTCTCCATCATCATCATCATTGTTTGTTTCCCATGCATCAAAATAAATATATTCGTCATCTTCATAATCAGAATTGATAGCTGTCCATATACTATTTTTACTCTCAAAATATTTTAAATATATCATAATTAAAAATCTGGTTTTATTTCTGTATTAGAAGGTAATTCTACATTTTCAGAATTTTCTGATGAGGTTTCTGTACCAGTTTTAATCTCAACCATATTACTATCACCCCAATCATAAATATCATCCCAAATAGATGTACTTTCTTCTATTTTATCTTTATTTTTAAGCATTCTATCTATCAACTCTTGTAATTTAACCCAAGAATTTTGTGATGTTTGTTTAATTATTAGTTCTTTTTGATTATTTAAAAAATTAATATAATTTTCATTAAATTTCACTAATTCATTAGAATTTTCATACAATGAATCATTCCAAATTTTGGAAATATCTAAAATTAATTTCCAATCTTGTTCTTTCTGTTCGAATAATTTAAATTTAGTAATCATATATCAACTATATATTAAATATATATATTGAAAAATAAATATAAAATGTAAAATTTTATATATAGTAAAAAATAAGTATTTTTTGATGCCAAACATAATAAGAATAAGAAATCTAGAGAACGAAACTAATATAAATGGTGGATTAATTTTTCCTGTTGATTACAGCGGAGATACAATAAATCAAGGTTATACATCTAACATAAAAAGAATAGATTTGGATCAAATCAAAGAATATGTATTATTTGATTATACTGGTTCAACGAGCGGAACTTCTGGTACATCTGGTACTGATGGATCTTCTGGATTACCTGGTGTGAATGGAACTTCTGGAATATCACCTTGTCACAGTTACCAATCCAATATAATAACAATATCTTATTCACAAGTATCATCTACTTCAATAATAATTACAAATATACCAAAGATAGAAAGTAATCCAATATCTACCCCAACGTCATTAAATAATGGAGTTTGTTATATAACTCCTGGAACAATTGTAACTTTTTCAGTTACTGGGCTTACAGGATATACAGACTATTCATATGAATGGTATTTAAATGATAATTTAGTAAATTTAGGTAGTTGTTATTCACTATCATCACCAAATAATAATGATAAAATATATGTTAAACAAATAACTTGCAATAATGTTAATAATATAATGGTAGTTGGATATTGCTCTGACTGTAACTCTGGAACAACAGGAACATTTAGATATCGAAATGATACATATAATTCGTATTTAGAAATGTGTATGCAGTCTGGTTCTAGTTATTTATGGACTCAAATATTAAAAAATTCATGGATACCAACATCTTCAACTACAACAACAACAATAAAAAATATTTCAACACCTAATATAGAAAGTGTATATCTTCTAAATGGTGATATTATGATAAGTTATTCTAATGTTCCTATTGAATCGACAAAATTAGTAGTTACTTATTCATACGATGGATTAAATTCTGCAAGTATTGTCATAACACCTATACCAGGAGTTATAAATATTGGAGCACAAAATAATTATACAAGAACTCTAATGTATTTTTGGCTTTCTAATCAAACATATTCAGCATCAGTTCCATTATCTAATATGGTAAATTTCGATAATAGCATACCAGCGACAACTACCACTACAACTACATCAAGTTTATTAACATTACAAACTATAAATTTGATAGGATTAAATTTGTGGTTTAATTTTGATGTTGGTTCTAAACCAGTTGGTACATTAGGAAATCAATTCTCTACTGATGGAGGAACAACATTCACACCAACATCAAATCAAGGTAGTGGAATTAGTCCAAGAGATTTTGGTATCGCATCATCTTATCCAAGACAAATATTAGTATTTAGAATATATGATTATACCAATCTTAGATATTCTAATACATTGACATATAATAATGTAGCACCAACAACGACTACAACAACCACATCATACAGTCCTATATCTTATGTCTCATTAACTGAAAATAATCCGACATCATTAAGATTAACTATTGATGGAGGAAAACCTCCATATACATACACATTTCAAAAATCGTATGAAAATTGTCAGTCAATGTCAATGACAATAAGTAATGGAGTAAGTTACGATGAAAATAGCTTCTTAGTACCGTATTCAATAGTTCAAATATCAGGTGGAATATATCATGTCACAGCTTATGTTAATGATTCAGCACTTCCATTGAATATATATTATTCTAGTGATTTATCTATAGCCGCAACATGTTTGATTCCTACTACATTAATAACAATGTTTGATAATTCGATAAAAATGCTAAGTGAAATTAATATCGGTGATAAATTATTAACAATTTATAATTATGAATATGTAATATCCAATGTAACTAGTAAATCAAATCACATTGTAAATAAAATTATTAATATTAACAATGGATTATTAGAGTCATCAGAAAGTCATAGACACTTAATTAAAGTAAATAATATGATGATTGAAAAAGATGCAATAAATCTTAAAATTGGTGACATATTAGTAGATAAAGATATGGCAGAGGTATTAATATCAAGCATATCAATAGAAAATATTGAGAAAGAAGTTATAAACATATCTACAGATTTAGGTACATATATTGCAAATAATATACTAACTCACAATAAAGGAATTTGTAAGCAAGCTTAAAATAAAATAATCATAAAAAATGCCAAATATAATAAGACCAAGAAATTTCGAAAAAGAAGATAATTTAAATGATAATCTTATTTTACCTATTGATAATTCATCATATGGTTCAGTTGGCAAGAGTATAAAGTTATATCAAATAAAAAATTATACGTTATCTAGTATAAAAAATGTTAGTTCAAGTGGAATATCTGGAACATCTGGTATAGATGGAGTAATTGGTATAGATGGTAAAGATGGTACATCAGGTTTATATTCATCTTCAGGATTAACGCACAAAGTTAAAATATTAGATTATTGCAATGAATGTAATTCTAGTGTAGTTGGATTATTTAGATATAGAAACATTCAGAATTTTTCTAATATAGAAATGTGTATGCAAATTGGTAGCAATATATATTCATGGGTTAATTGCATTCCAACTACAACTACAACTACAACTATTCCTCCTACAACCACAACTACAACTATTCCTCCTACAACCACAACTACAACTATTCCTCCTACAACCACAACCACAACTATTCCTCCAACAACCACAACAACCACAACTATTCCTCCAACAACCACAACCACAACTACACACTCATTAATATCAAATTTAATATCAATTAATTCATCTTCCACCTCGCCACATGATAATGGATATGGAGTAATGATATCAGAAAAAACATATTGGGCAACATCTCAGTTTCCAGTAAATAGCACATTAAATATCAATATTACTGGGGCTTATTTAATAGCACCTAATTATTCAGGTGCAGAAAATGTACCAACAGACATAAATGATAATGTAACAATTTCATTAAATTCATCGACATCAAGCACATTCACAATAACATCAGTTGTGACAATCTTCGGTGCTGGTATTAATAGTGTATCTCCATTATATGATTCAGTTTATAATTATATTCATGATACTACTCCAATCACAACTACGACAACTACTCCACCTACAACCACCACTACAACAACCATAATAGTAATGTCATCATATCAACTAAATAATCCTACATCAGGCTATATTGGAGTGAATTATAAAGACATAAATTCTATAACAAAAACAGATTCTATCGCAGCATCATCATTTATAATGGTTTGCTCATCAGTATGGCCTACACCAGAAGTACCAGGTAATGGATTGATAGTAACTGCAACAGGAAATGCATGTGCAAGTACAACAACTACAACTACGCAGCCAACAACAACTACTACATCTACAACCATAATAGTAATGTCATCATATCAACTAAACAATCCTACATCAGGTTATATTGGAGTTGATTACAAAGACATAAATTATACATCTAAATCAGATTCTATTGCAGCATCATCATTTATAATGGTTTGCTCATCAGTATGGCCTACTCCAACAGTACCAGGCAATGGATTGATAGTAACTGCAACAGGAAATGCATGTGCAAGTATAACAACAACCACAACTATTACTCCAATAACCACAACAACCACAACTATTACTCCAACAGTCACAACCACAACTACACACTCATTAATATCAAATTTAATATCAATTAATTCATCTTCCACCTCGCCACATGATAATGGATATGGGGTAATGATATCAGAAAGAACCTATTGGGTTACATCTCAGTTTCCAGTACACAGTGTATTAAATATTAATATTAGAGGAGCTTATTCATTAGCTCCTAATTATTCTGGCGCAGAAAATGTAACAACAGATATAAATGATAATGTAACAATTTTAGTAAATTCATCAACATCAAGCACATTCACAATATCATCAGTTGTTACAATCATTGGTGCTGGAATTAATAGTTTATCTCCATTATATGATGCAGATTATAATTATATTCCATGATAACTACACCATAATAGTAATGTCATCATATCAATAGAAAATATTGAAAAAGAAGTTATAAACATATCTACAGATTTAGGTACATACATTGCAAATAATATACTAACTCACAATAAAGGAATTTGTAAGCAAATTTAAAATAAATAAAAAATGCCAAATATAATAACATCAATTACTAATTGTTGATTATTATAAACTATTTAATTATTTGTTAATATATTAAATAAAAAATAATTTATGACTAATCCTAAAGTTAGTGTTATTATGGCATCATATTTATCTTCTTATCCAGGCGCTGCATCCAACAGAGATAAAAAATTCATTAGAGCAGTAAATAGTTTCAAAAAACAAACTTATAATAATATAGAATTAATTATAGTATCAGATGGTTGCAATTTAACCATTGATTTATATAAAAAGTATTTTATAAATGATAAAAACATAAAACTAATACAAATACCCAAGCAACCTTTATACTCAGGTGAAATGAGAAATATTGCATTTCAACTTGCAGATGGCGATATCATATCATATTTGGATTCTGACGATATATTAGGTCCAAATCACATACAAAAAATTGTGGAACAATTTGATTTAGATATATATGATTGGGTATTTTATGATGATTATTTAGTTCTTGATAGTACATTCAAAAAAATGCAAAAAAGAATAGTTGAACCTAGATGGGCAAGCATTGGAACAAGTTCAATTAGTCATAAAAACATAAAAGGAATAGAATGGAATATAGGATATGGGCATGATTTTCTATTTATTTTTAAATTAGCAAGCGATGGTTATAAATATAAAAAATTAAATAAAGTACCTGAATATATAGTTTGTCATTATAATGGCGCAGATTATTAAAACAAATCAAATAAAATATAGTATATAAATTTATGACATATGAAGAATATATAACAGAAAATCTTACTACTACTACTGTAGATTATTCAAAATATTTAGATGAACCTTATTCTAATGATTATATAAAATATATATCAGAGAATATTAGTAATAGAATAAATAATATTATCACACGTTCAGAATATGAATTAGATAAAATTAATAATAAATTAAAATATGACAGAATAGAAAAACTTAATGAATTAAAACAAATTTCAGAAAATGAAAACGAATGAAAATTATGAAAAAACTGGGGACAAAGAATTAAAAAGTATATTAATCCAGTATGAAGAGTTATTAGAAAATACAGAATTAGAAATAGATAAATTAAAAGAATTAAATAAGAATCATTTATATCTACAAGAAAAAAGTGATGATTATGAAATTGATATAAATATTATTCGAATGATTCTAACAAAAAGAATGTGGTATCAAGAATCAATATAAAATATTAATAAATAGAGTGATAATTTAATTATCACTCTTTTTTGTTTTTATGAAGGTATAATTTTTATATATAATAAAAAATTAAACTTGATTAAATGGCAACACCTCTTTATAAACCAATGAAAAATAAGGGAACATCTTTTTATTCATTCCCATCTGCAGCAAGTGATGTAAATTTAGCTAATTACAATGACTATTATAATTTAAATTTCACAAAATTTGCATTATTAAACATACCAAAACAAACATTATCAAATAATAGAATAAATGATGGTGTTATGGAATTTATACCAAAATCAAACATTGGTGAAGCTCCTTTTTATTGTGATGATCCAAATACAGCAAAGCCAACACTATTATCAGAGCAATTAGTTGAGTCATTAAGAAATTATGTAGCAAATTACGACACAGCATTACATGAAAGTAGAATAAATACTAATACAGATTTTTATAATATAGCAGAAAGAAATACTCCTACCGAAGATATTTTCTGGAAATGGTGTAGAAAATTAAATATTATAGATTTTGAACCAGCAGTTCACAAGGTTGATTGGGACAAAAATCTTTCAGATTTTAATAATGAAAACAATTCAACTATAACCAATGTAGATTATTTTAGAAAATACTTATGGAAAGAAAGAGAAGTTATTGATTATCAATCCATTTGGGTAGAAGAAAGTACGGATGACTATCAAGGAAGCGATGGATATCATACTCCTAAATTTACCATTTCAGGACAAACAGCTAAATTTAAAATTGGTGATAATGTTATTTTAAAAAGTAATATACAATCTGATATATCTAACTTGTCTGCTATAACTTTTGGTTATTCTTATAAAATTATATTCATAGAATTTTCAAGTGGAAACACTTATATATGGATAGATACTAATTTTCAAGGTCAAACTCAAACATCACTAGTAGGAACATATTTAGATTTAGATTATCACAAATTAATTGAATATGTAGGAGAAATTAATCAAATAACAAATGTTCAAACTGCTTCAAGAGTTGGTCAAGAAGTAACAGCATATATACCAAATCAAGGAGGTGAAACTCCTACTATTCTATTTGGAACAAGAAGTAACACAAATTATTATCCTAATTTGGAGATTCCTATACTTGCTGATGAAATACAATCTGAAATTATTGGTGCTGAAAGTTTAAATTCTAATATAAGAACTAATCCTCAAGATTATCCTGGATCATTTTTTGGTCAATTTGATACTGTTGATAATACATATTTATGTTCTGATGGTGATAATGTAAGATATCAAGGAGATTATTATGGTGTAAATTTAACTAATAACACAGGGTTAAATTCAGATGAATATATTGAAAAATTAACAGATTTTAATTCTGATAATATTGATGGAGTTTTTCTTGATGTGGATAGAACACATTATTATAAAATGAATATTGCTGGATTAGAGTGCAAAAATTTTGACGAATTTAGTTCATTGTCAATACAAGGAAAAGCACCAAATGATTTTGAATTTAATGCGATATTGTGGTATTATGAATTAGTGGAAAGAGATAGTAATAATAATGTTAATTCTCATGTTAATTTATATGGAATTGAATTTTTAAATAATCCTGATAATGATGATGATAATTTTGCGACACAAATAACTCCTTATAATAAGTTAGTTACAAACGGAGTACAAGATGGATTGTCATATATGTTTAATTTAAATATTAATTATAATATTGATAACGATGTTAAACCATTAACATATGACTCAACAACTATTTATAATATGTTTGGATTTGATATGTATAACGAAATGATGAAGAGATTTTATCAAGTAAATGAAAATTTTGTTAATATTATAAATGAATTTGTTAGAATAAATTTAGATTTACAGGAAATGAAAAGCTTAATATATTCTCAGACTAGCATTGATGAGTTAAAAAGCAAAATGTCTAATATGGAAAATCTATTAAAATTATATTCAACCAATCAATTTGTTGATTCTGATTCAACTGCAATATCTGTTGATTATTCAGGAATATATCCTAAACTAAAAATGAACGTTATTACAGTAGAATACGATGAAATAGAAAATATTAGCATATCTCAAGTTTATAATTATAATTTAGCGAATACTGGATCTTCATATCCAATATCAACAGCATTCACTAGTAATATGTTATTAAATATCATAAATGATAATATATCTACAAATGGCGGAGATGTTATAATTATGTTAGATCATGATTTAAAAAATAAACAAAAATTAGACATAATAATTGAACCTAAATATGCTCAATATTCTCAAAAATTATATTTTAATATGATGTTTAATTATAATGGAGTATCATCTCAAGTAACCATTTTTTATACAGATTTGCCAAAAGATATAGTTGAAGGAAAATACATAAATTTAACACCAGAAAAATCAACATTTGATGATAATTTCTATTTGAACGAAAATATATATGTCAATTGTACAGATGTATACACAGGAGAAACATTATGTGTGGAAGGAGAATATGTAGAATTAATATTAACTGAAGATATGTTCAAATCTGGTAATACTATATATGTACAGAATCTATATTTTAAAGATACCTTTGGTAATATAATAGATTATAGCGGAGCATACACAATATTAAAAAAAGTAGGTATAAATATTACTATAAATATATTTCAATCTTTATTATGCGGATATACATTAGTTGGACAACCTAGAATAAGTTATTATAGAGGATTACAAGTTACTATGCTTAGAGTAGATGGAAGTAACACTTCGACATTTGCAGATAGATATAACATAACATATAAAATAATTTAACATATGGACATTTTAATAGAAGATTTAGTCAATAAAATAAAAACAGTATTTGACACTACTAAAGTACTATCAGTAGATACTATTTATGAAAAAATATTAAATTCAGATGAATTGAGATTAATTATATCAATAAATAAAATTTTATATGATGATATTAATATCATTTATACAAAATTGATTTTTACTACTGATAATACTAAATCAAAAATAACCAAAAATTATTTTACTTATTTACATGATATTAATTGTGAATATGTCAGAATTGAATTTTCAAACTTAGATGAATTTGAAAATAAAATTAAAAATATTTTTAAAGAAAATAAATTTGGAGAAAATATTAAAATATTATCAGAATTCGTTAAGTCTCCAGCAACATTAATTAATAAATGGTTTGAAAATAATGATGTATCTAATATATCAATAACTAATGTGGATGAAACAAAAATATCAATAATGCCTTGTAAATCAATTTTTTTTAATTTTAAATTATCATTAAGTAACAATCAAAATGTAGATTTAACAATTACAAAAAATGGCTCTGATGATTACAATTTCAAATTTGAAATTTTCAAAAAAATATACGAAGACACCGAAATAAATCTCAAAAAATTGGTAGAAACAATTGGTGAAAATTTAAAAAAACACATAAAATAATTAAAAAAAAATATAAAAAGAGTGGCAAGAATTTCAAAACTCAATAGAATTTTCAATAGCATAGAATTAAGTTATGCAAATTTAACAAATCAGTTAAATAATTGGATAAGTGCAACTTATAAAAAATCTAATATTCTTTATAATTCTGCTTCTCCATACGGACAAATTTTAACTTTCGTAAAAGAAGTATTTATACAAAATGTACTATATGTCAAAAATGCAGTTAGACAATTAGATATAGATCAAGCTGTTACTATTAGAACGATTCGAAATATTGCAAGAATATCAGGACATAATCCTTCCAGAGCAATATCAGCGCAAGGAACATTGAAATTCAAACTTAAGCAAGGAACAGATATTAGTCAAATTTCAGGAGGAAAAATTGTAATTTATAATGAAACACAACTAAAAAATACATCCAATAGTCTATATTATTCAATAAAAACAGGAACATATAGAAACTATTACACATTAAAAAATGGATGTCAATTTTTCATTAATATAGTTCAAGGTAAATATGAAACACAAACATTTACTGGTGATGGTACATTATCTCAATCTTATCAAGTGGTAGTTAGTAATAGCTCAACTATAGATAATTTTGATTTTCAAATATCATTAAATGGGGTAACATTACAGATAAGAGATCATTTATATGATATGCTACAAGATGAATATGCATGTTATACTAGAACTGGATTTAATGGAGGACTTGATGTTTATTTTGGAAATGGAATAAATGGTTGTATTCCAGATATTGGTGCTGTAATAGAAGTTAAATATCTTACAACTAATGGATTAGCTGGTAATATATTAAACAACAATGTTAATGGATTTAATTTTATAACAGATATATATGATAGCGAAGGAAATGTTGTTCAAGCAGATAAATTATTTGATATTTTTATTGAAACTGATATAAATTTTGCAAGTGATGGAGAAAGTATAGAATATACTAGATCTGTAATTCCTTATGTTTCAAGAAATTTTGTTCTTGCCACACCTGATCAATTTATATATCATCTAATGAAATTAAATATGTTTTCAAAAGTAAATGCATTTAATACATTAGACACAATTAAAATAGATTTAAATTCTAATACAGATACAATAGACATTAATCTAAATGAAATGTATTTATATTTAATACCAAGAATAACAGATTATTTCTCAGCTAGTGTTAATTATTTTAATATTCCTTTTGATTATTTTTATCTTAATCAAGATGAAAAAAATAGAATAATAAGTTATCTTAAAATTCAAGGTATAGTTAGCATATCATCAATTATAAGTATTATAGATCCAATAGTAAAAAAATATATAGTAAATGTTTTCATTAGAAGATATGATGATACATCAGAAGATAATATAAGAGAGCAAGTTCTTGATACATTATCAACATATTTCTCATCATATAGTAGATATGATAGAATAGTTAAAGCAAATCTTATTACTGAACTGAAAGATATTGATGGAATAGATTCAATAAATTTGGAATTTGTTGGTAAAGAAAATGAAGATTACAATAGAAATGGAGCATTATTATCATCTACTAAGTCAAATGTATTACAATCTACTTATGTATCAAATTCTAACTCAGTAAATGCATCTACCAATGAGTATAAAAGTATAATCACATCTACAAATAATGCAAATTCAATTAGTTCTGATCGTAGTAATACAGCAACATCATCTAATTATTCAAGTTCAATAATTGGAAATTCAAAATTGTCTGCATCAATTGGTAGTAGTACAGTTGTATCATATTCTAATACATCACAATATGATTCATCAAAGCAAATTGGATTAGATCCTGTTTTAGGAGACATCATAATAGGAAACAATGAATTAGTTGTATTAAGAGGAGGCTGGATAAATAGAAACGGAATTTACTTTGGAGAAGATCCTACATCATCATCAGGATTTAGTACTGTTAATATTATTTGGAAAGGTGTGACATACAGAACATAATTATTTCAAGAACTCGTTAATTATATCTTCTTTGTTATCTAATACAAAGTTATGTATATAATAAGCGAGTTTTTTATAATTTTTATATTCATAAATAATTTTTATATTATAATCATTTAAAAAATTATCATCACAAGACAATAAATATTCATCTTCTGGATCAAACCAATACACAAATTCATATATTTTATCAATAACTTTCATAGATAATAGCACAGCCACTCCATTATTTATTTTTCCTATGTAATCTATAACCGATATAAAATTTGACTCATCCATTTATAATGTATCTTTTTTTATATATATAAAAAAACAAGGTTTAAAATGGCTCTAAATGACGTAAAAGATTTTACAATAAGATATCCTGGACATCCAAAATATACTTCAGATAAAATTATCGAAGATGATGATGTCGAAGTTATAGTTCAAAAATTAGAAATGATATTATACACAAATAAAGGAGATGTTCTGGGTGATGAAGATATGGGAGCAAATTTGGAATATTATCTTTGGCAAACCAATGTCACTACTGATACACTAAAAAAATTAGTAGATGAACAAATTCAAACATACATACCAGAACTATTGGCAATTGGCTATAATTTTGATTTGTATTTATATGAAGGAACTTTACAAGACATTCTAAGATTGGATTTTTTAATAAAAGGATATAATATAGAGTTTATTTATGAATAATTATATATTTACTGATATTGATGGCGTTTTGAATCCTAAATATAAAAAAATATGGAGTAAAAAATGCATTGATATATATAATAGAATTTGCGA